TGCGCATGTGGAACAAACGATTCGACTTCATCTCGACGCCGGACCACCGCTGGTACGTCCGTCGAGGGTTGAATCCACAGACGAAACTCCGACTGCGCCGAGGAGGACGGACGTCGAAACCTGCTGGTGAGACCATCGTCAAACGCACGAATGAGCTCCAGGTCGCTATTCGTCACAACCTGATCCGCGCCGCGCCATTTGCCTTTCGCGCCGACCCGCTGCATTCCAACGAGTTGGTGGCGCTATGCGGTTGGGTGTTCAGTGACGGTTCAATAGGCAAGCGCGGCCGCCAGGTCGATCTCTACCAGTCGGAGCGAGCCAACCCGACCAAGTGCATGGAAATCGAGCGATTGGTTTGCGCGGTTGGCGGCGGGACGTCTCGTCTGGGTACCTCGGACGGCATGCGGCGCTGGTCCTTGACTGGCGAGACCGCCGCCCAGGTGAGCGATCTTCTTGGCCCGGACAAGCGCATAACTGTCGCATTCCTGCAACGGCTCACACGCGATCAGGCCGACCTGCTGTACCGAGCTTGCTTGGAGGGCGACGGGTACACCATCGCAGGCCGCTACGACTGCTTCATTCAGGCAGACCCTGGCAGGGCGGAAGATTTCCAGTTGCTGTGTCTGTTTCTCGGCCGTATTGCCAACATTCAGACCTACGCGCGCAAGACGCCGATGCACACCTTCCCAGGCGGCGGTACGTATGCCACCAAGCCGAAACTGCACGTCAATGTGCGAGTCGCACAGACAACACAGACCGACAAACGACGCATGCAGTACGAGACCATCGATGTGCCGACGGGCGTCTGGTGTCCCACCACGCGCAATCAGACATGGGTGGCTCGGCGCGCTGGGATGGTGACGATTACGGGCAACACTGCAGCAGGGCTGGGCATCGATCCCTCCGACCCATACGCCAGTCTTGACGCGGCGGCGCGGATGGATGCGCAGAACCTGAAGCAGTACGGCGGTGACTGGTCCCGCACTCTCGCTGCATACAACGCGGGGCCAGGCGCCGTCGCAAAGTACGGCGGCGTGCCGCCCTACGAAGAGACCCAGCGCTATGTCGACAACATCCTGCAAGGCCAGAACACGCAGGCATCCATCACACCGTCGGAGTCGCTCAATCGGATCGGTGGCTGGGCGGTACCAACCGCGGATCGTGTCAGCCAGTTCGGTGACCAGCAGCTCTCTACGGATGAGGCGTATTCGAGCTGTGGGCCGGCTGCGGCCGTGCGTTTTGCACAGGCCTATGGCCGCAACCCGACACTGCGCGAAGCGGTCGACATGGCCAAGTCCGTTGGCTGGAGCGCGCAGAGCGGCATGGCCGGCATCAGCAGTGAGCAGCAACTGCTCAGCAAGATGGGCATCCCGACCAAGCTGACCAACGATATGAGCGCCATGGCCAAGGAGGCGCAGACCGGTAACCCCGTCACCATCAGCACGCCCGGCCACTACTTCTATGCCGATGGCTATGACCCCGGCACGGGGGCCTTTCATGTCGGTCGCAGCGGCACCGATCTGAAGGGTGGCTCGGAGTGGATGACGCCCGCTCAGATGGAATCCGTGATGGGCAAGATCCAGGGCGGCTTGCTGGCGGACAACCCGACTATTCCCCAGGACTCGACCGCGCAGAACGTCGTCAACCAGGTCGGCGGATTCTTCAGCAATGTCGGATCCACCATCCAGCAGGCCACCAGGCCCATCACCCAGCCGGTGGTCGATGCGGTGACGGGCGCCATTGGCGGTGCCGGTGCCCTCGGCGATCAGGCGCTGAGTTCACTCAATCAAGCCGTCAATGATGCACACAACAATCAGCAGTCCCAGTTGCCGGGCGGTGCTTTCAATCGCCTTGCGCCCGGTTCCGAGGGCGGTCCGCCGCAGTACACCGACTTCGGTCAGGCCGCCGCAGGAAGCGGACCGACACCGGCTGACGTGTACACCGTCAAGCCGGGCGACGTCGGGCGAGTGCTGGATCAAATCACCGGTGGTCCGGGGCTGAGCGACGCCATTCAGTGGCAGCAGCAGCAGCGCCAAATCGCCCGAGATGTCCTCACCCAAGCAGGTATCGATCCGGATTCTGGCGTCTTCTCGTCGAAGCCTGAGATCGATCCGCTGGGCACATTGACGTCGGCGCCGCAGCAGATCCTCAGCGGTCCTCAGCAGGGCAACTGGGGTCTCGGCGGCACGCTCGGCGGCGTACTGGGGCTAGCTGGGCTTCTTACTGCAGGGCAGACTCCAAGCCCGTCCGGCGCCGCTGCTCGCGCAGCTGAAGCAGGCTTGGCCGGATTCGAGCGGGCCTTTCCGCCTGAAGTGGCGCACGCCGCCACGATCGACCCCGGCGTGTTCGGGGTTGGCGGTGCGCAGCCGACAAGCGGGGCAACTCAGCTCAGGCGTGCGCTGGACATGATCAGCGAGTATCCGCAGGAGATCGCCGCACCCATACGTCAGTTCGTGGCGTCGGCCGATGCTCCCTCGTCTGAAATCGCCAACACTATCCAGCGCTGGATGCTGGACAACCCCCTGCACACGGTGCCCGATGTCAGTGCCGGCCCCGCCGCGCGCGCCGCCGCGGCAGATGTCGGCCAGCAGGCTGCGCAGGATCTAGCCGACTCCGTCGCCACGCGATACCCGGCCTATCGACCGGGTGGCCCCGGTCCTGAGCCCGGTCAACTTGGACTGGAGCCGCTACCGCCGGCCGGCGCACCCGCGACCGGGCGTCTGGCAGGACCGTCCCAGGAGGTTGCTGATTGGTTGAGTCGTGCCGTCGAGGGCAGAGCAGGCCAGGAACCCCTGCCTACCGGTGGAGGTGCGGGTGGTGTGCCATCGGCGATGCAGACCGTGGCCGAGCAGCAGTGGTGGCAACGTCTCACCCAGGCCGCAGCACGTCGCGATTTCGCGGGGATGCAGGACGCACTCGAGCAGGCCGGGCTGGTCGGCGATCGCACCGGTCGACCAGGCGTCATCCCTGGCTTCGGCAGCGGGGAAATCACCGACATTGGTCGGCTCGCCGCGCCGGGTAGCGAAACGGCGGACTGGCTCAGACGGGCGATCGCCGGCGCTGGCCAGCGTGCCCTGCCAGAGGGCGCAGGCGGGGCAGGACTGCCTTCCACGCTAGCCACCCTGGCAGAGCGTCAGTTCTGGCGGCGCGTGGACCAGGCGGCCGCACAGCGCGATTTTGGGGCTATGCAGGACGCGCTCGAGCGGTACGGCCTGGTCGGCAATCGCACTAGCGCCAGGACCGTGTTCGGGGCTGAGACTCCAGGCGTGGGGCAGACAGTCATCCCTGGCTTCGAGCGCAGCTCAGCTGGATTACCGCGCGGCGTCACCCCAGACATGGTCGATGCCGCGCACGCAAAGCTTGACAACCTGACCAATGCTGCTGGTGAGAAGGTGCAACTCCCCGTGGGGGCCCATGAGCAACTCGACAACCTGCTGGCGCAGGGGGCCAAGCCGAACGAGCTAGCCAGGTTCTTTGCGAATCTGGCTGGCGATCAACCGACAATTGCTGACTGGATCCGCGCGTTACGCACCGGCTCTATGGCCGGTGGGGTAACGACTGAGGGCAAGGTGCTCGCCGGGCCGCTCATCCAGACCGCTATGCGCGCACCCGCGGGTGCGCTCCACCTGGTTATGACGGGCCGAGCCAGCGACATCCCCAAGGGGTTGAGCGGTGGCCTGTCGGGTCTCGCAGAGGGTGCACACGAGGCGCTCCAGACGATCCGTTATGGCACCAACTATCGGAGTGTGCTGATGGGCGGTCCGAGTGGTGGCTTCGGTTTCCGGGCTGGGCCATCGATCATCGGCAACACGCCCTTCCAGCGCGCGCTAGGTACGGTGCTCGAGGGCCTGGTGCGGACTCACGGTGCCGCCGGCGATATCAGCGCGGGTATCGGCCGCGGAGCGAATACCGCGTTAGGCGCCAGTGCCAGGGAGGCTGCCGAAGCCGGTCAGCAATGGGCTTTCCGCAGCGGGGAGTACGGCGCCTTCGGTTCTCGCTTGGCCAGCATGTTTGACGCGCTCCGCAGCCGGAATCCAGCGTTCGACGTGATGAGCCAGATCATCCTGCCGTTCTATCGCGTCGGCTACAACGTGTTCACTCAGGGTATTGAGCGCTCGCCGGTTGGACTGGCAGGGCGCATTACCGATGCCATGCAGGGCAAGCCGCTGGATAAGGCGAAGCTGGCCAACAACCTGTTTGGCGTTGGCCTGGCAGCCATTGCGCTGTCCGAGGCATCTCAGGGCAACATTACCAGCGAGCATCCTGAGGGCGGTGCTCCCAGAAACAGCATCCGTATTGCTGGCCTGTGGTTTCCGCTGAGCGCGCTCGGTCCGCTCAGTGAACCATTGGCTCAGGCGGCAATCACATACGAGTCGGCTCGAGACAGTCGCGGTAATACCGCCAAATTTGCGACGCAGCTCGCGTCTTCATATGCCGGTCACGTCGTGGACGAGACATGGTTGAACAGCATCCACGACGTGTTCAACCTGATCGGCGATGTTCGCGACCTGGGCAGTTCGAACCCTGGCACTGTCTCGCAAGGAGAAAAGGAGCTGAACTATCTGACCAAGTCCTACGGCAAGTCCTTCATCCCGCAGGAGAAGCTCGGTGAGCAATTTCTGGGGCTACCGAAGGTGCTCGAGAAGGCTGGCTCCAGTGGCACCTCGAGCGATCGTCCGCCAGGCGCGTTACCGGTCTACAAGCCCGGATCCAGCGGGTCTGGCTCCTTGCCGGTGTACAAGCCAGGTTCGCTGCCGAAAGCCAACGTGGGGAGGTAATCCATGCCCGGACCGTTCAATCCTGATCCCTGGCCCTGGGAGAAGCCGCCGCCGCCGCCGCCGCCCCCGAAAGATGATTCGGCCCGCCTGGCCGCCCTTCAGCAATACATCGATAAGTACGGTCCTCAGATCGGCCAGGCCGCGGCGGTGACGAGCACCGTCCATGTCCCGCCTGATGCGAAGTTGGCCGATGGTTCGGACAACCCTAACGCTGGCAAGACTATTACTGCGGATAGTGGCTTCAAGACGTACACCTTCCCGAATGGTGTCTCGGTAGAAATTAGCGACGATGGCGAGGTTCGCAACGAGAAGTTGCCCGCCTCGGCGACGCGCACACAGTCGCAGACCGCGCCGACGACCACGACGCGACTCGTCTACAACAGCGATGGCTCGACGGACGAATGGAGCTATCGCTATGACCCGAATGCGATCGGGCCGAACGGCGATAAGGGCGGCTACGTCCTGGACAAGAGCCTTCCGCCGGTCCACAAGCCCCCGGATCCGACCAAAGCGGCGCCCAGCGATCCATCGAAGTGGCAGAAGGTCTACGCTGACCCCGGCGACCCCACCAGTCGGGTCGTCGCGCTGCAGGATCCGAAAACTGGCGACCGCGTCACGGTGCCCGAGGGCGCCCAGCCCCAGAAGCCGTCGATCGTCACGGGTGCCGACGGAGCGACCTACTCCTGGGACGGCTCCTCGCTCAGCAAACTGATCGACGCCAAGCCGGACAAACCACAGCTTGTCCAGGGTGCCGGCGGGGTCATGTACTCCTGGGACGGCAAGTCGCTGCAGCAACTCGGCGGCGCGAAGGAAGGCCAGACCCGCACCAGCCTGGATCCGAAGAACCCGAACCGCACCATCACCGAAACGTTCAGTGGTGGAAGTTGGGTGCCAACGAACATCCAGGGCGGCGACAAGCCCGGTGACACGCGGCAGTCGATCGAGGGTGGCTACAACGTCACCCAGACCTACGGCAATGACGGCACCTGGCGCACGACCAGTGTCGGCTCGCGCGCCACGCCGCAGCAACCCACCCAGGTCAATGCGCCCGCGACGTCCCAGTTCATCACCACGATGGACCAGGATGGCAAGGTCGGCACGGTTCCTAATCCGAACTATCAGCCGACGACCATGGCTCAGATAGCCGGTCAGCAAGTCGCGCTTCAGCAGCAAGCCCAGTCCCAGCACGACCAGATCAACAGCAATTTGCAGAACGGCGTGTACGGCAGCGGACCGGACGCCCAGGACAAAGCCAACGCGGCGTGGCAGCAGTGGTGGGCCCAGAACATCGAGCCGCAGAAAGCTGCGCTTGCCCAGGCTCAGCAGCAGGCAGCCTTCGATCAGCAGAAGCAGCAGCAGGATCTCGCGCGAGCCAATTACCAGCAGGCTCAAACCGCAGGCCAGAACGCCGTGGCCAACTATGCGGCCACGCTGCCCATGCGCGTCGGTCCCGGCTACGGTCAGGCGGTCAACCAGATCGTGAATGCTTTTGCCACAGGCAAGCCGGTACAGAACCTGGACGTGGCGAATGCGGTCACTTTCAAGATGCCCGACCTGCAGCAGATGGCCCAGCAGGCCACGGCTCAGGCACTCGCGCACATCTCGCCGGCCGCGGCTCAGATCGCCACCGGCAATCCGATGCCGAGCATGTTCGCCAATCCGCCGGACATCAACAGCCAGCTCAACCAGACCAGTTACTCGCCCTTCGGCGCGAGTCTCCCGGCAGGTCCTCCAGCCATGCTTCCGGGACCTGCGCCGACAGATACCACCGGCCAGGCTTTCAGCTCGCAGCAGATCCCTGGCCTCGATCTGTCGCAGATGCCTGGTTTCGCCGGTGCCCAGAGTACCTTCCTTGGCCAGACCACGCCTGGCTTGAACCTGTCGGCCATGCCGGGCTACGCCGGCGCCCAGAGCGTGCCGCTGCCGACGCTCGCCCCGTTGCCTTACGTGTACTCCTCCTGATTGCGAGGTCTAGAGAGGTCTTCTAAGATGCAGCCACAACCAGAAACTCCTTCTCCCGTAGAGCCACCCTCGGATGCGGCGGCGGCGCCGGAGGAGCGTTCTGAACAAGGCACTCAGGTTTCCAATGACCAGAACTGGTTCCGTCGCCTCTGGCGGCGGGGGAGCCCGGAGCCCGAACCGCAGGACGCACCAGCGACCAACGTTGATCGAGTGTCTGATGCGGTCACGCTGACGCAGGAGGAGTTCGATAGGCGAGTCCAGGCTGAAGCGGATCGGCGCGAGGCCGCGCGCAACGACCGTGCCAGGTCTGATCGGCGCCGCAAGCTGCGTGATGAAAATCCGTGGCAGTACGCCGAGGAAGACCGCAACGCCGAGACCGTTCAGGCCGCCAATCAGCAGGTCGGCGATTTCTTCGCCAGTGTCTCCCGCGAGCACGACAAGTACTCGCTCGATCCGATCGTCGAAGCGCTCACCGACGCCGACCGCAAACGCATCCTGGAACTGGAGGGTGCGGGCCATGGCCTCGAAGGACGCAAGCTGATCGTGACTGAGGGACTCAAAGCCCTCGAGAAGCAGTGGAAGGCCGACGGGGCCAGGGACGCGGAAGATCGGCTCCGTAAGAATCCCGCATTCCGCAAGCAGCTCCTCAACGAAATCCGCCGCAACGGTGTTCGCGAACCCGAGCTCATCTCGGGAACGGCATCGTCGGGCGATCAATCGATCTCCAATCTCCTGCGCGAGCAACTGCGCAGATGACATGAGCCCTCGTATGGGCACGAGATAGGCGGGTAGACTCATTCCATACAACTCAGTCAGCGGCCGTACCACTCCTGGCGTATCTCCCCTCGACTTATGGGGGCACTCCGTCTCGTAGAGGCGGGTGAAACACCGGGTGAATTGCGGGAACCCTACACGTCACTACGCATGGGAATCCGCAGCCAATCCAGGCAGGGCTCAGGTTGCCTGGCAGGTTCAGAGACTAGCGGGTGAGTCCCAACGATACTCCCGCACCAGCGCCCGGCCCGCGACTTCGGTCGCGGTGATGAGATAGTCCAAGCGGACGCGAAAGCGCCCGAACAACTTGCATCCCCGAAGACGTCCAGAAAGAGATCGCCCAGTCGGTCGAAGTCAAGTCCGTGGCCATGCAGCTCATGCCGCACGTGACCATGAAGCGCGCTCAGCAGCGTATTCCGGTGCTGACCCAGTTGCCGGTGGCGTACTGGCTCACGGGCGCCTCGCTCGACGCGCGCGACCGCGGCATGAAGCAAACCACCCAACTCCAGTGGGACAACGTCTACCTCAACGCCGAGGAAATGGCCGTGATCGTCCCGATCGCCAAAACGCTCATGGACGACCTGGACTACGACTTCTGGGCGCAGATCAAGCCCAAGATCACCGAGGCGTTCGCGGTCGCTCTGGACGACGCCATCTTCTTCGGTACCAACGCCCCGGCCAGTTTCCCGACCGCTATCGTGACCGCGGCCAACTCGGCCGGCAATCTGCTTGTCGTTGGCGCCACCGCTGGCCAGGACTTCCTGGGCGACGTGAACGCGGGCATGGGCCTGGTCGAAGCCGACGGCTACGACGTCAGCGGTTTCTGGGCTCGCAAGCAGGTCAAGGCCAAAGTCCGCGGCATGCGCACCACCACCGGCGCGTTCATCCTGATGGGCGACGACGCCGGGCCACAGGCCTCGATCAATACCGGCACGCTCTACGGCGAGCCGATCTACTTCTCGAACGCTGGCCTCAGCAGTTTCAACACGGGCGCGTCCGGCTACAGCTTGATCGGTGGCGAGTGGGACCAGTCGATGCTGGCCATCCGTGAGGACATCTCGATGGAGATGTTCGACACCGGCGTCATCACCGACAACGGCTCGCCGCCAGTTATCCAGTTCAACCTGCTCCAGCAGGACATGGTGGCGCTCAGGGTCCTCGCCCGCTTTGCCTGGGCCGTGCCTAACCCGATCAACCGTCAACAGCAGACGACCGCCTCGCGCTATCCGTTTTTTGCGCTGCAACAGAAGGCGTCGGTTGGTGGCGAAGGATGAAGTACCTCTAAGGGATATCATCCAAGAGTTATTTGTTCTCTATATAATTAGTGCTATCTCGTGGCAATTTCCTGAGTTAGAGAGGGCTGAGCGTGTCCGACGTTATCTTCCTGGCCAATGCTCAGGATTCCGTCGCGCCGACGACGTACTACGGCAAAGACCATCAGGTCACGTTGACGGACGAGAGCTTCGTCAGAGCCCTGATTCGCCAGGGCAAAGCGGCGTTGCTGGGTGCCGCGATCCGCAACCACCGTGTTGCGCCAATCGCGGCGACCACCGCCACCGTCAACTGGATCGTCGACCAGGCGTGCACCTCGATGTCGGTGGACTTCGGGACGACGACGGCGTACGGCACCAACCAGGCCGCGACACCCGCCTCGGGCAGTGGCGCCATCGTGGCCAACCTGACCGGGCTGACCACGGCCACGGTCTACCACTACCGCATCAATGTCACGTCCGGCACCGCGGTCACGCGTACGCAGGACTACACCTTCACTACGGCCTAGAACGGACCACGCGTACATGGCAGGAAAGCAATGGATAAGTAAAGCCATTTCCAAACCGGGCAGTCTGCGCAAAACACTCGGGGCGAAGAAGGACGAGCCGATCCCGCGCGCGGACCTCGAGGCCGCGGCCAGGAAGCCGGGCAAGACTGGTCAGCGCGCACGGCTCGCGCTCACGCTGCGGAAAGTGAACAAGTAGATGCCGCTCAAACAGGGCAGCTCGCGGAAGACAGTTTCTGAAAACATCCGAGAGATGGTCAAAGCCGGCCATCCACAAAAACAGGCTGTGGCCGCTGCCCTCCGACAAGCACGTTCGGGCAAGAAAGGCAAGAAGTGAGATGCCGAAAGTTCGCCTGCTTGCGCCCGTGACGCACGAGGAGAAGGACTTCAAAACAGACGACGTGATCAGTGTCGACGACAACACGGCCAACGCGTGGCGTGCCGCGGGCAAAGCCAGCCTGTTCGACTACGAGCAGCAGCTCATCCGCGACGTTGCCGAACATGGCCACTACGGCGACGTGACCGGGCGCGAAGAAGTCGCTCAGCCGAAAGAAGACGCCGAGGATCCGATTCCGCCAGCTCATAGGAAAGGCAAGAAGTAATGGCGCGTTGCAGATTCCTAGGTGCGGCTTACGATCCGCGTCCGGGGAAAGAAGGCACGGTCTACGGACCGGGCCACGAAACGGACTTTGACGAGACGGACTACGAGTACGTGCTGGCTCTGCGCGTACGCGGTCTGTGCGAGATCACTGACGCAACCGGTCTGCCCGAAGGACCAACCGAGGAGACGGCGCGCGAGCCCTTCGTCGCACCCGCCGCCTAGTCATGCCCCGCGCGCAGTTTCGCGACTCGGTGATGATGCGCTCGCTGAGCGGCAGCCTGTACGTGCCGCCGATTGCCGCCAGCGTGGCGCTGTACGACGTGGGCACCTCGACTAAGATCGGCGAGGCGATCTATGTCGACGACACCTCGAGTGCCACGCTCAACAACCCGTTTCCGCCGGGTACTGACGGCGCAATTACTTTCTGGCTAGCCGAAGAGCGTGAGCTGGACGTGGTCGTGGCGTGTTCTGGGTATACGTCGGTGCGGACGACGGTCACCACCGACTCGGCTGGCGGGGGCGGTTTGACCCTGCCGCTCACGCAGACGCTGCTCTGGTCGCCCGACAATACCTACGACATTGGAGCAAGCGGAGCTAGTCGTCCGAAGAACGTGTACGTAGCGGGCGACGTGGTAGGGAGTGGCTCAGTCACTGCTGGGAACGGCGACCTGTCGCTGAATTCTGGTTGGGACACATTCTTTCACCGGCAGTCGGCTGGGGTGATGGAAGTCCACAACAGCGCGATCCTGTTCGGCGGACTCACGTTCAACAGCGACAATGCAAATGACATCGGTGCAGCAGGCTCCAACCGCCCCCGCAACATCTACGCAGCCAGTGGTGTTTACCCAGGCAATGGCACTGCGCAAGGCCCAGGTCACTGGGGCGGTACGGGTACACCAGCCACGGGGCTGGGCGCGGTAGGTGACTATTATTTTCGCTCGGATACGCCCAGCACGGCGAACCAGCGTATCTATATCAAGACCGCGACGAGTGTCTGGACGGGGATTGTCTGATGCCGATCATTCTCGACGGACTGCCGACCAGTAGCGCGAGTTTCCCCTGGACGCCGTCGGCACCCTACACACTCATGGATATCGAACGCGAAGTAGCGCGTCGTACCGGGCCGTTCTTCCAGGCTGCCCAGGACAGTACCTCGCCAACCACGAGTACGACGATTGCTGCCGTGATGCCCACATTGCGCTCGTCGGCTGTCCTGGGCGGACCAGAAAATCTATTCCTGGTCCGGCGCGGCATCCTGGCTGACGGCACACCGACGACTGCGCCGATCATCCCCGATGACCGCGTGCGGATGGTTCAGACGTTCGACTCGGCGACCGGCCGCGTGGTGATCGATCGCAACTGGCGCGACGTGATGTACCCCAACGAGCTCGCCGACTTGATCCACCTGCATCCGACCCAGGAGCTCCACGTAGCGGTCATGAACGGACTGCGGCGGTGCTTCTTCGAGGACACGCGGACGATCTCGCCGAGCTCGAGCGACTGGTGGACCAGCATCGACCTGACCGCGCAGATGCCGTGGCTGACCGATCCGCGGCAGATCCGCTCGATTCGCTACGGCTACGGCTACCCCGGCTACCCGTCCGTCGAGATGCCCTACGACACGTACCAGCAGAACGGCCACCTGATCCTGACCAGTCAGTCGGTCGTCGGCGGGGTGTGGTTGAGTGCCTCGCGTCCGGCCTGGTCGCTGGTCAACGGGACCGACTCGACGACCGGCCCGACCGTCGACAATGACACGCTGGCGATCGACCTGGACTATGCCGCGGCGGCCGGTCACATCGAAGCCTGGCACGCGTTCCCGTCGCGCTGTCAGGCAGCTGCCGCGGGTGGCATCCAGGCCAGCCAGCAGATGGCGGCCGTGGAGTTCACGCGGCAGGCTCTGATCTGGAACCCGCCACCTCCGCGAACAGTCGGCTTCAGCACGCTCGTGGGGGTGAGCCTGTGACAACCACTACTGATCGTCAGGACGTCTGGCTGAACGGCCCCGAGCCGATGGTTGCGCCGCTGCCGCCCACCTGGTCGCAGGGGCCTCCGGGACCGCCAGGACCGACGGGCGCACCCGGTCCAGTCGGGCCGCAGGGACCCATCGGACCCGTTGGTCCACAGGGACCGATCGGGGTGGGTGTCGGCTGGAAGACGATGACCCGCCCTCCTGGTGCCAACGAGAACACCGGCGACCAGGTCGGCACGTTGTGGCTGAATAGCGTGAGCTCGCAGTACTGGCAGTTGACGAGTACCTCGCCACAGTACATCTGGACAGCGGTGGGGAGCCTCCAGGGCAGCACCGGTCCGTCTGGCAGCACCGGACCGGCTGGGCCGACGGGTAGCACGGGACCTGCTGGACCGCAAGGTCCGAAGGGTGACACGGGTCAGACCGGACCACTCGGACCGCAGGGTCCAGCAGGTGCTCAGGGTCCAGCCGGGCCGCAGGGACCCACGGGTCAGACCGGACCACTCGGACCGCAGGGTCCAGTAGGAGCGGGCATTCCGACGGGCGGTACGACCGGCCAGAGCATCGTCAAGAACTCGGCGACCAACTACGACTATGGCTGGCAGACGCTGGCGGGTCTGACCAATCCGGTCACCTCGAACCTGACGTTCTCGTCGGACAACGCCTTCGATATCGGGGCCAGCGCGGCGAGCCGGCCCAGGACGGGCTACTTCGGAACGTCGATCAGCACGCCGCTGGTTGCTAATCCCGGCTCGACGATAGATCTGAACCTTACTTCGTCCAGGAATCTCTACCTGACCAGCACAGGCTCTGGTGGGAATGGACTTATCATTTTCACAACAGGCGGGAGCCAGCGATGGGCAATAAACGATGTCGGGACACTATTTGCAGGTACTGACAACACTGTAGATATTGGTACGTCGGGGGCCAACAGGCCGAGAAATCTGTACCTCGCTGGAGGAGCGGGCTTTTACGGGACCCCAGCGCAAGCCAAGCAGACAGTGACGGGCGCGAAGGGGGGTAACGCCGCGCTGGCAAGCCTGATCGGTGCCCTGGTTGCGTACGGCCTGATTACGGACACCACCACCGCATGAGACCAGGTGCAGTCCAAACTGGAATCAAGGCAGGTGCAGCCATTGACGCCGATTTCACCAATCCAGTGGATGGCATGTTTGCCGTGGACTCCACCAACAGTAAAGTGGCGGTGGCGGGTCGGCGGCGTATGGAAGGGAGTCGTTATCGCGTGACCCAGCCTCAGCAACCCCAGTCGCCGTACACGCTGAACGATCTGCTGCTGATGATCGGGCAAGCCACGGTCGAACTCAACTTCCTGCGCG